TTGGCGCTTTCGGTTACATTGTAATTGGACATTCTGGTTAACTCCTAAAAGGTTCAGGCGGATTGCCTGTACTAGGGATATACGGTATTTCCGAGAGTATGTAAAGGGTGAATGTAAAAATAAATAAAAAAAGATTTGCCTTTTTGTCTAATAATTATTGCGTATTGGTATAGACATTGCTTTGCACAAAGCGTGCCAGTTTCATCATGTGCTGATACGACAAATTGGCTAAAATCCGCCAATTAACAGCTTGGAAAGTGTATAAATAAATGCATGCAAAGATACATACAAAGATGCATGCAATAATATATGCAATTATGCATATAAATTTTCCTGCGCTTTTGCGTCTAAATTTACCTGCAAAGATACATGCAAAAGTATATGCAAAAGTATATGCAAATTTACATATATAATTGACTGTATATATACATGCAATTCTGCATCTAATTTGCCGTACCCCCACGGAAAAAATATGCCCCGTGCGCACGTCATATGATAATGCCACTGTCATATATTTACCAAAAATACTAGGGTAGTTTAAACTACAAATAAAAAACCACCCCCCTTTGTTTTATTTTACAAGAGAGGGGTGGCTATAATAATAAAAAAATACTAGGGTGTGTTAAACAAGTCCGCTACCCGGCTATAATTCTCTATAGATATAATAAGATCAATATCATAAAGTCTTAACCTAGTTAATATTGTAAGTCTTTATTTTAATCTATATACTTTTTTCTATATTTTAATCTATAACATAATCTATATAGAGAGTAGTATACCAGATACAATAGTAAAGAACAACGGTATTGGAAAAATAAATTATAAGTGTTGCAAAAATATCACACTGTAGGTGATGGTTGTCACCATCCTTAACTCTTTTCTTGTCTTCCCACAGGGTAGGGTGGTACAATACACTTGGATACTTAATTCTATATAGATATAAGGAAAGATATTGGAGGGTGCTTATGTGTGACAATCCTAATTGTAAATATAAATACCAGTGTAATTGTAATGACTGTAGCTGTTCACCAAATACAGACGGAGAGAAAGGTCTGTGTAAGTGTTGTAAAGACATTATGGTTGCAGGTGTAACAGAAAAAAACAATGACAGCTAGTGAAAAGAATAAACAGGACTTATCTGATCAGGAGATTACCTATAACATTCTTTTGAGTATAAGAAATACTTTGAATGTTATGGTGCAGCAACAGGCAAAGGATGACTTTCTTACTTTTGTTCGTAAGGTAGCACCTACGTTAATTACTGACTGGCACATGGGCAGACATATTGAAGTTCTGTCAGATAAGTTACAGCAGGTAGTGGAAGGAAAGATCAAACGGTTGATGGTCTTTCTTCCACCACGTAGCAGCAAGTCAGTAATCTGTTCCAAGTTATTTCCTGCGTGGTACATAGGTAAAAATCCTAACCATGAGATACTTACTGTCAGTCACTCTGATCAGTTGTCCAGTGACTTTGGTAGATCAGTACGTGATATCGTAAACACTGAAGATTTTACAAATATGTTTCCCGGTGTTAATCTGCGTGCAGACGTTCGTGCTGCAGGTAAGTGGAAGACAAACCTCAATGGTAGTTACTATGCTGCAGGTGTAAGATCACAGATTGCAGGGCGTGGTGCACACATTGCCATACTTGATGACGTTATGTCAGAAGAAGATTCATTCTCTGATGCAGGCAGGCGTTACATAAAGGAATGGTGGCCTTCAGGTCTTCGTACACGTATTATGCCCAATGGTGCAATTATTATTATTAATACTCGCTACCACTATGATGATCTGTGTGGTTGGTTATTAAAGCAGCAGGACGAGTTTGACATTGAAACAAAGATGCGATGGAACGTAGTAAGTATACCTGCATGGTTGGACGAAAAGTCCAGTAAGCTGTTGGGTCTTCCTGAAGGTACAAGTTACTTTCCTGAATGGAAGGACAATGAAACATTACGAATAGACGAGATGGAAATTAAGGCAACCAATGGATCAAAGTATTGGGAAAGCCTGTACATGCAAAACCCCACACCTGATGAGGGTAGTCTTATCAAGAAGAACTGGATCAACTGGTGGGAGTACGAAGAACCACCAAGCTGTGACTTTATCATGCAAACTTATGACACTGCCTTTAGTACAAAGACAACAGCAGACTACAGTGTTATACAGACGTGGGGAGTATTTCATTTCCATGAGGATAGTGAGGACGGTATAGAGGGAGTAGCAAGTAATTTGTTGCTACTGGGTAGTGTACGTGGTAGATTTGAATATCCTGATCTAAGACGTATTGCACAACAGGAATATCAAAAGCATAAGCCTGATATTTGTGTGGTAGAAAAGAAAGCAAGCGGACAGTCGTTAATACAGGACATGAGAAGAAGTGGTCTTCCTGTCTTGGAGTATATGCCTGACAAGGACAAAGTGTCAAGAGTATTTACTGCTTCTCCCTTGTTGGAAGCAGGAAGAGTGTGGTTACCAAAGGGAAAGGAATGGGCAAGAGAATTGTACGAGGAAATGATACTGTTTCCCTATGGCAGACATGATGATCAGGTGGACGCAATGACCATGGCAATACATTATGTCAAGGACAGTTGGCGCTTGGAACATCCTGAAGACCCGGACTGGGAGGACGATGTTAATCCACGCAGGCAGAAACGTGTTGCATATTGGAGAGTTTGAGGTTATAATCTAAAAATGAAACTTGCATATGAATTAGAAAAGAGGCAGGACTTTTACTTTCCTGTCAACGATGATCACTTTTCAGGAGAAGAGTATCAAAAGCCACACAGAATAAGAAGTTTACAGTTTGTAGATGACTTTGATGTTGCATTGGATGTAGGCAGTCATGTAGGTACATGGGCAGTAGACTTGTGTAACAAGTTCAATAAGGTTTATTGTTTTGAACCAATTGAAATACACAGGGAATGTCTTACACGTAATCTGTCAGGTTTTCCTAGTGATAGATTTGAAATACTACCTTATGCACTGGGAGCAGAGAATGACGTAGAGATTGCACTGGAGTACGCTGCGGAAGGTAATAGCGGTACTGCTTCAATTACTACGGATGTGAAACAGGGAGAGTACAAGGCAGTACTAAAGACACTTGACTCTTTTGACTTTGAAAAGATTGATTACATTAAAGTGGACGTTGAAGGTTTTGAATTACAGTTTCTCAAGGGAGCAAGTGAAACAATCAAACGTACAAAACCTGTAATCAATATTGAAATTAAAAATACGTGTGAACGATTTGGTACTACACAACAGGAAATAGCAGACTACCTTGTTGCTGATCTGGGTATGGACTGCGTAGGTAAAACAGTAGCAGATTATATTTTTGTTTACCATACATAAGGTATAAATTAAATGGCAAATGGTCTTGAATCTTTAGTAAAAAAGCCTGAACCAAAAAAAGAAACTTCTGCTTCTTCTAATAAAGAAGATAACGGTGTTGTAAAAAAGACAGTTAAGATTGCTGGTGACATATGGGAGAATATGTCTCCTCTTGAAAAAGCTGCACTTGTTAGTTCGCCTATTCCAGTTGTTGGTGATATTATTGGTGGTGCAGCAGATGTATCTGCACTTATTAAAGACCCTAGCTTAACTAATGCAGGTTTACTTGCTGCAGGACTACTTCCTTTTGTTCCTTCAGGAAGTGTTACAAGAACTGCACAAAAGGCTTTTACTAATTTGAGGAATGATATACCGGGTTTTTATGCAACAGGTAATCCAGTAGTTCAAGGATCATCTTGGGCAAAAACTTTACCAGAAGGTTTAGGTAATATGCTTCAAGCTAGATATCTTCCTGAACAAAGAGGAGTACAAAAAGAATTTGATATTAGTGTTGCAGATCAAAAGGCAGCAAAAAAAGCATTAGCAGTTAGTGAAAGAGAAACAGAAAATATAAAACAATTACAAAAAGATTTAAAAAAAGCAAAAGAAATAAAAATTAAAGAAGATATTAATAAAATTGAAAATGATATTAGTGAGGCTACTAAGCGTGCTAATGTAGAAGCAAAAAAAGCAATGGGGCAATTAAATCAGTCTCGTTCTATGTACAATCAATACTTTGGTCCTGA